GTCGGTCCCCACCCGGGCGGCACCACCCAGGTCCGGTAGAGCGCCCAGGCGAGCCAGCGGTGGCGCTGGACCCGGGCGCTCCGGGTCCAGTTACTTTCCCGCTGATTCTTCGAGTTGACCGGCACCACGGGCAGGAACACCGACAGGATCACAAGCTCCCGGCCGCCTCCCGGATCACGGAACACCGTTCACAGACGTAGCGACGGGTGGTCGCCCCGAGCACGGTCGCGTCCGCCCAGGCGTGCGGCGCCCCGTCCACGCACGGCACCCCCGAGACCGGGGGCTCGGCCAGCACCAGCCCGGCCCGCTCCAGAATCCCCCAGGCCGCCCGCTCGGCCAGTCGGGGCGGGTCATGGCCAGGGGCGCCCACACTCCCCCGCTGTTGCTCAGAGGTGCACGGCGTGTTCTTCCGCTCGGCCAGCAGCTCCCGGTAGCGATCCGCCTGGGACCCGCCGCGCCGGATCGCCTCGCCGAAGGCATCCCCCCAGCACTTCTCACACGCGGCCATCCCGAGCGACCTTCCCCTGGGCGGCGTCATCGGCTTCTCGCGGAAGCACGCCGCGCGCCACGAGTCGATCGCGCAGCTCTTGGACCGCCGGCGTATACGGATCGAAGGGGACCCCGACACCGGCCGCGAGTACGGCCGACTCGTGATACACAAGCGCGGCGAGCGCCAGCAGCTCGGCATCCTCGGTCTCCTGTGCCTTCATCCCGTCTCCCTTCCCCACCGCGGTGGCACTTCCGCCTGCAATTCGTCGATCTCGGCCGACAGGCCACAGGGCTTGCCGTGGAGCACCGGGCGCTCGACCATGGCGGCGAGGGCGGCGCGGGCCATCTCAGACCATACCGAAAGCTGTTTCCGATGGGCGTAGTACGTGTCCATGAGCACGTCAGCCACCCGCTCCACCGTGTCCGCGTCGGGGGCATCGATCGTCGCGCCCGTCAGATGCTTCCGCTCGGCCAGCGCGGCGAGGGCGGCGCGGGCCATGGCCGACCAGTCCTCATCACATCCCTCTTCGTGCTGTCGCCTAATCCCCCGCGCCCCCCGCTCCACCGCGTCCCCCTCAGGCGCGGCGTCGAGGTCGTCAAGCGCGGAGGCGAGGTCCTCCAAGAGCTGATGACTCGGCTCGATGGCGTTCCCGTCGTCGTCGCGGAGCTCGCGCTCGATCCAGAGCCGCGACCGTACCAGCACACCTCGCACATCGGCCCGAAGTTGGGGGTCCATCACACGAAGAACTCCGCCGCCGCCCGCAGCTCGCCCCGGCCCTCCACGAGCTCGAGCGTGCGCAGGCGGGACAGGTAGGTATCGAACGAGCCGCTCCGATCGCTCAGACCGGCGCGCTCGCCGAGCACGGCGCGCGTCACGCTCGCCGGGTAGACGTCCGCCAACGCGCGGAGCATCCGCGCAGCACCGCTCCCACCGAGCTCGCGGAGCCAGTGCTCGAGGAGGGCCGGGCCCTCCGGCAGGGGCTCATACGAGCCCAGGGCGGCTAGGCCAGCCTCCGTGATCGTGAGGCGAGCGCTGTCGCCGGCGATCCAGCCCTGAGTGCGGCCCCGCGAGAGATAGGTGTCGAACGACCCGCTCCTCGAGGACAGGCCCGCGCGCACCCCGAGCTGGCCACGGCTCAGCCCGGGCCGCTGGGCCAGCGCGACCAGCATCCGGCGGAGACCGCTCTTCCCCAGCGTCGGATCGCCGGCCCCCACCGCGACCCTCGGGGTCGGCCGCGGCATTGCCAACGTGGCAACGGGCGCCGGCACCCGGAGGACGCGCAGCTCCTCGAGGAGGGGCGTCATCACCTTCCGAAGACCGAATGCCAAGGGCTCCAGGTCAGCCTGGAACCCGAACAACCGCTTGAGGCCCGCGTCGAGCTTCCCGACGGCCCCCTCGAGGCGCGTCAGGTGGGCGGGGGTGAGGACGGGGATCTCCACCGGCTTCGAGGTCGGGCCCGCGGGGCGTCGAGCGGCCGAGGCCTCGGCCTTCGTCAGCTGAGCCTTGAGCTCGGCCACCTGCCGGCGGAGCTCCCGCGGGTCCTCGGCCTTGACCCGCTCGATGGTGGCCGCCATCCGGGTCCGGATCGCCACGAGGTCGACGTCGGCGAGGGTGGCCGGGCGCCGGCTGGCCAGCCCGGCCTTCGGCGTGGCGCCGCTGTCGAACGTGGCCCGCCGGCGGATCCGCACCCGCCGCATGACCTTCAGCCAGTGGGGCGACCAGACCCAGGCCTCCCCGTCCTCGAGGCCCGGCAGCGAGGCGAGCAGCTCGGCGCTCTGGCCGTGGTACTCGACCCAGCTGGCGATCGCCTTGCGATCCTGCGGCGACGTCGTGCGCAGCACCACGAGCGTCTCGATCTGGGTCAGCACGTTCTTGTTCAGGACGGCCGAGCGCTGGGTGATCAGGGTGATCCCGAGGCCCCGAGCCCGGCCGCGGCGCACGATCGCCTCCCAGGCGCCCAGGCACCGGGCCAGCTCTCGGAGCGGCCGCTGGGGCAGGTAGTCGTCGGCCTCCTCGAGGAAGAGATGCAGGGGCTCCGTGTTGCGGCGGTAGAGGCGCTCCGCGAAGTCCGTCAGGAACCGGATCTTGGCGCTCTCGCTGAGCTCGCTGGTGTCGATGACGCAGGAGAGGCGCTCGTCGACGACGACGTCGGCCAGGAGGGCGCCGCCCGTCGCCTCAAGGGGGACATCGCCGTGACGGCCGCCGAAGATCGGCAGGGCCAGGCCCGGGCCCTTCCCGTCGGCCGAGGACCGGAGTCCGAACCAGCTCCCGACGGGGTCGATGACCACGAAGGGGAGGTGGGCCTGGGCAAACTCCTCGGCCATGACGGCCGCCAGGTTCGACTTACCCGCCCCGCGGACGGCCAGGACGCCGAAGGTCTGGGTGATCGCGTCGAGCGGGAGGACCAGGTCCTCAGCCAGGCGGAGGGTGCGGTCGGTCATCGGGCCGCCCCCGTCCGGGCCAGCGTCAGGGTGTAGCCGTGCCCCTCCGCCTCATCGGGAAACTGTCCGAGTCGTGTCGAAGACGCGGACAATTGCGAGCCCGCCCATGACGCCGCCGGCAAGAGCCCGCGGACCTCGATCCGGTCGTCATAGACCAGGATGGCGCGGATGAGACGGCCCAGGAGCTGGCGCCGGCCTTCGTCGTCGAGCGCCTCAAGGCCAGCCAGGATCGTCTGGCACGCGACCGCGACGGCGCCGTCGAGCGCCACCGTCTGGCCGGCCGTCTCCCGCACGCGCGCCTCCGCGGCGGCGAGCCGAGTCCGGAGCCCTTCCGCCTGTCGGCCCAGCTCGGTGAGCCGAGCACGGAGCATGGCGGTCGGCAAGGCGGGATCCGCCACCAGGTCGAGGAGCGCCGACGTCTTCCGCTCGGCGTCGGCGAGCTGCCGGCGGAGGACCTCCGCCTCGGACTGCACCTCGATGGCCCGGATCCCCAGCTGGTCCTGCGCGCGGGTGACTTGCCGCGCGAGCCAGCGCGGATCGCGGAGCACCATCACCACGCCCGTCCACACCCGAGTCTCGAGCCACGCGCCCGTGATCGGGCGCGATCGACATACCGTCCCCAACCCGGTGCGGCGGCCACACCAGTAGGTGTGCCCTGGCCGACCCGAGGTCGCGTGACCCGTCCACCGCCAGCCGCACGCACCGCAGACGACGAGCCCGCGGAGGAGATAGAAGCGCCCCGGCCGGCCGCTCCGCCGCGCCCGGTTCTCGGTGAGCTGGGCCTGGGTCCGGGCGAACCGCGCCTCGGAGACCAGCGCCGGGACGGCGATCGGCACCCACGCCGATTCAGGCCGCCAGCGAGTCGCGCGGCGCTTCCGCCCCTGCCCCGTCCCCTCGCGGCGGCCGTAGTAGGCGCGGCCGACATAGAGCGGGTTGGCCACGAGGTCCCGCACCGTCGCCGGCCGCCAGAGCCCGCCGCGCGGCGCCGGCACGCCGAGACGGTTCAGTTCGGCCGCCATCCCCCGGATGGTTCGCTGCTCGTCGACGAGCCAGGCAAAGAGGAGCCGCACGATCGGCGCATGCGTGGGATGCGCCTCGATCTGCCCGCTCCACCGCCGGCGCTTGGAGAGATCGGGCTCCGGGATCGGCTGGTAGCCGTAGGGCGCCCGCCCGTGGACGATCAACCCCTGCCGGGCCTTCTCGTAGCGCCCGCGCAAGGAGCGCTCCCGAATCACCCGCCGCTCGTACCGACCGACCACCCCCTTGATCCCCACCGTCAGCTCACCGGTGGGCGTGGTGACGTCGAGCGGCCCTTCCGGGCTTTCGAGCCGCACGCCAGCGGCCGCGAACATCTCGCAGAGGTCCTCGAGGTCGCGCAGCCGGCGAGACAGGCGATCGAGGTCGACGACCAGGAGCACGTCGACGTCGCCGGCGGCGACCCGGCCGCGCAGCTCGGTGAGCCCCGGTCGCTCGAGCGTCGTGCCGGAGTAGCCCGGATCCCGGATCACCCGGGCGCCGAGGTAGCCCCGCCGCGCGGCGACCGCCTCGAGGACGGACACCTGGGCGTCGAGGCCGTAGCGCTCGGCCTGCTCCTCGGTCGAGACGCGGGCATAGATCCATGCGCGGTCGGCCATCACGCGGCCTCCGGATCGGGACGAGGCTGAGCCACGCCGGCCCCACGCCGGCCCGCCTCGAGGAGGAGGGCGAGCGCCGCGGCCACGGTGCGGCCGTCCCCCTCGAGCTCCTCCATGAAGCGGATGGGGCGATCCTCCGGCGGCACCGTGGGGGACGTCAAGCGAGTCCGGACCCGGGCGGCCACGTCAAGCGGGGGCATGGGTCTGCCGCGCCGCCCGACGTCGGGCCGCACATTCACGCCGGTAGGCCTGCATGACGAGCCGGAAGGCGCGGCCGAACCAGGCGTCGTAGCGCAAATGACACCGTTGGCAGAACGCCTTGAGGTTCTCGTCGCGGCAGTCCTGGGGATCGTGGTTCAGATGCGCGACCGTCAGCACGATCCGGCCGTTCGCCCACTTCGCCGGCTCGCCGTTCCGTTCCTCACAGCGCCGAGGACCAGGATGGGTCCGATGGTGGAGGCCGCAGGCGCCCTCACATTCACACTGCCCGCCGGATCGGGCTCGAATGAGCCGGGAGATTTCGGCCCAATCCGTCGGGTAGCGCGAGCGGTACGGCATCCCCTACCCCGCCAGCTCCTTCCGCACCGCACTGAGCTGCGCCGCGGCCTGCTCGCCGCGGTCGACGAGCGCCTGCAGGGCCGCGATCTGCTCCGCGAGCGTCCCTGCCGTCGGGGTCGCCGGCGCGGCCATCCCCTTCGCCGGCGACCGCGCCTTCTGGCCTGTTCGGGCGGCGGCGCCGTGGTGCGACTGCGACAGGTGGCGGGACAGGCCGTTCTGCCTGGAGAACGTCTGATCGCACGTCGGGCATGTGAACGACTCGGCCATGCTTGCGCTCCTCTCGGCCGGCGGCGGCGGGGTTGGCGTGGGGATCACAGGCGATGCCTCGATCGGGGTCGTCGTTCGCGCGGGGACCTCGCGGAGTCTCCCGCCCGCCGTTCTGGCCTTGACCTCGTCGAGGGTCGGCGGCCCGTAGGTGCGCTCCTTCGGCGCCTCGATCAGCGTCACGTCGAACCCCAGCTCCTGCAGCTCGGCCTCGGTGTCCGCGATCGCGACCCCATGCGCGGCCAGGTTGTGGGCCGCGAGGGCCCGCGCGGTCGTGAACGGGTCGGCGATGCAGCGGTCCCGGACGCAGGGCCACTCGGTGCAACCGCGCTCGGGCGCGGGCTCACGGTAGTCGCTGGGGAGGCGGCGGGCGGTCATGCCAGGAGCGCTCGGCACAGCGCCTCCGCCTGGTGGACCTCGACCGCGTTCCCGATCTGCTTGACCTGGTGGCTCCGCGTCCCCGCGAAGTGATACCCGACCGGGAAGCCCTGGCCAGCGGCGAGCTCGTGCGGCTGGAGCATCCGGAAGCGGATATCAAGGGCGTGCCCGTCGATGATGGGCAGCACCAGGCCGAAGCGGTCCTTGGTCGTCACCGTGGCCAAGGGGTCCTCGACGGAGCGCGTCCCGCCCTGGCCGTAGTAGGCCGTCACGAAGGGCTCAACCAGGGCGGCCATCACCGCACCCGCCGTCACGGTCGGGAGAGGCTCCTCGACGGAATGCGTCCGCGGCGCCTGGCCGGACCGCTCGCCGCGATAGGGCACGAGGAAGGGCTGCACCACGCCGAGGCCGTTGCCCCCGGCGGTCACCGTGGGGAGGGGCCGCTCGAGCGATCGGACCCGGCTGCCGTTCCCGCGCTGACTGCCCTTCGCGTTGTCGCCGTGGTTGACCTGGACGAGGAAGGGCTCCACGAGCGCCATGTGGTCCCGCGTGAGCACGGTATTCATCGGCCGGCTCACCGGCCGGGCGCCGACCTTGGGGCCGCCCGCGGAGATCAGGAACGGCTCGACGAGACTGATCGCGCCCGCCGTCGCGATGGTCGGGAGCGGCCGGCTCACGCCGCGCGGCGCCCCGCCGCTCTGCTGCTGGAGGACAAACGGCTCGCACAGGGCCAGGTGCGCGCCCGACGTCGTCATCGTCGGCAAGGGCTTCGACAGCGAGCGGGCATCGCAGTGGTTCCGGAGGACGACGAGGAACGGTTCGAGCGACGGCCCGCCGAACTTCCGCAGGCCGGCCATGATGCGCCGCAGCGTGTTCGGCGCCAGCGGGCGCCGCCGCGTGAAGATGCTCGCGCTGGGCAGCGTCCAGTCGATGATCTCCCGAGCCGCCCGCCAGGGCCGAGCGCCGTCGAGCGTGGCCTGCGCGGCATGGGTCGGCACGGGCCAGGTGATCGGCCGGCGCCCACGGCGGGCGATGATGAAGAGCCGCTCACGGGTGGTGGCGGCGCCGTAGTCGGCCGCGTTCAGCACTCGATCCTCGACGTGATAGCCGAGCGAGACCAGCGCCACGAGGAAGGCCCGGTAGGTCTCGCCCTTCCGGCTCTTCATCGGCCGGCCCTGGCTGTCCACCGGCCCCCACTCGCGGAACTCTCGGACGTTCTCGATCAGGGCGGTGTCGACGTGGAGCAGCTCGAGCCACCGAAGAATGTGCCAGGGCGAGGCCCGCTGCTGGTCGTGGATCGGGCGGCCACCCCTGGCCCGAGAGTGGTGCCGACACTCCGGGGAGGCCAGGAGCAGATCCAGCCGCCCGCCGGGGATCTCCCGGAGCGGGTCCAGGCTCTCGGCGCTGGCGCAGACGTGGCGGACGCCCGGGTGGTTCGCGGCGTGGGTGTCGATGGCGACAGCCCAGTGATTCACCGCGAGCAGCTCCACGGAGCGCCCGAGGGCGGCGCAGGCCCGGAGCAGACCGGTCGACGTCCCGCCGGCGCCGCAGAACAGGTCGGCCGCGCGGAGCACCAGGCTCATGGGGCGAAGATCCCCGCCGGCAGCGTCCACCCGCCCGCGCGACGGGTGAGCTCGCGGGTCCAGGGTGCCTCGGCGATCGCGGCCAGGGAGTAGCTCGAGCCCTCGATCGGGAACGTGGCCTCGGGGTATTTCGCGGGGCAGAGGAAGCACCGATTGATCTTCCCGGCCCGCGTGGAGTCGACGCGGAAGTTCACAACCAGGGCGGCGAACCCGTCCCGCCGGGCCACGCTCCGGAGCGTCTCGAACTGCTTGACCAGGCGGGCATCGGCCCGCAGCGTCTGGGCCTTCACGAGCTTGCATTCGATGGCGAGGAACCGGCCGCCCGGCAGACAGCCGACCAAGTCGAAGGGTTTCGGCAAGCTGAACCGCATCCCGCCGTCCTCGCTCACCCCCATGGCCCCTGGGCGGTAGACCGGGGTGTCCGGGATCTTCGTCGCCCACGCCCCGATGCCGCGGAGGGCCGCCAGGATCTCCGAGTGCAGATGGGTCTCCTTCACGGCTGACTCCGAGCCGATGCCACGCTGGCAACCGCGCGTGGCGCCGCCGAGCAGGCCGTCCTCGGCCCATCGCGCGGCCCCTCGTGGACGCCGCCGCAGGTCGGGCACTCCCAGGCGTGGGGCCAGCCCGCATACGGGTCCTCATCGACGGCGCCGGTCCCGGTAAGCGGCGTGTCCTCCCACCGGCGGCCGCGCAGATAGCTCGCTGGCAGCGGGATGAACTTCGCCTCGAGCCAGGCCTCGCTGGCACGGCGACGCGTGACGTCCTCGAGAATGGCCACGAGGTGCGGCTCGGCGCCGACCTGCCGCCAGGCTTTCTCCGCGTCGGGCCACTTCTCCTTCCTCGGGTAGAGTCCTTTGAACTGGTTGAATCCGACACGCGATGCGGGGGGTGTTAGGGGTACTTCTCTTCTCTTCTCCTCTCCTCTCTTCTTAGACCGTAACGCTCGCATCCTCGATGCAGCCGTACTATCCTCTTGGTATTTATGCCAATTCTTCATGGTGACGGAGACTCTACCGTCACGGTTTTTTGACTCGACAATTTCTATCGATGGAAGCGCGATAAACACGCCGTGCGCACGGTCCACCGTCACGCGCAGGAACCGAGCGAGGTGGTCCCAGGTGTCGAAGGTCACCGTCCCATTCGTGCCCACGGCGGCGATCCGGCACCCTAGCCGAGTCCACTGGCCGATGAGCTCGTCGGAGAGGTTGTCCATGTCGATCAGCAGCGTCACCCAGACCTTGAACCAACGCTTCTGGTCAGCCATGCCCGTCATCCCGGCGGCTGACTTCCTCGAACGACACGTAGTCCGGCTGGAAGAGCAATGTCACCGTCCCAGTCGCCCCGTCGCGATTCTTCGCCACGGTGCACTCCGTCTCCGTGCTTCTGGGTTTTCGATGGAGGAACAGGATGATGTCCGCGTCGTGCTCCAGTTCGCCCGACTCGCGGAGATCCGACATGGTCGGGGAGGCGAGTGGCTTCCCCTTCACCGGACGGCTGAGCGACGACAGACATACCACCGGCAGCCGCGCCTGGAGGGCCAGCGTCTTGAGCCCCTGACTGACCGCCTCCACTTGGTAGCGCCGTTCCCGCACGTCGGTCGGGGCGCGCACGAGCTGGAGATAGTCCACGACCAGCAATCCGAGGGGGCGCGTGGCCGAGAACTCGGTGACGAGTGTGGTGATCTCCTCGATGCTGATGGCGGTATCGCTGAGCCAGACGGGCAGCGTCTTGAGCCGCGCACTGGTCACCGCAACGGCCTGCTCGTCACTGGCCTCAAGGCGCCCGCGCCGCAGCAGGGTGGCTGAAATCTTCCCCTCCTGAGCCACGAGGCGCCGAGCCAGGGCGAGGTTCAGCATTTCTCGCGAGACGACCAGGACGCCGTGGCCCGCATGGGCGGCCGTTCGCGTGAGCTCGAGGCCGAGCGCGGTCTTGCCGACGCCGGGCCGCGCGCCGATATAGATTAGCTCGCCCGGACTGAAGCCGCCCGCAAGGTAGTAGTTCAACCCCGGGAACGGAGTCCGAAGAAGTGGCGCGGGGCCTTGTTGCAGCATGGTCGCCAATTCGTCGAGGACGGTTCCCAGCGGCGTGGCGGCGACGGGACGCTCGACTGGCGTCGGACCCGCCCGCCGGGCAATCGAGTGCACCGTCTTCCGGACCTCGATCGGCGGAAAAGGCGGTTGACAGTTCCGGGCAAAACTCTCGATCAGGAGTCGTTCGACCGTGGGTGCGTCGAGCCCATGGCCCAGGAAGTATCCGGCCAGCCGGGCGCACATCGCGTCCCGCTGGCCCTCCGGGACGCCCTGGAGGGCCTCCTGGACCCAGGTCTGGGGGGCGCCGGCCGGGGACGCCATGGGAGCCGGCCGAGCCTGGATCAGGGCGAGGAGCGCGTCCGGGGCCGGAGGCAGCGGGAACGCCAGCGGGAGCACCCAGGCGTAGACCGCGCCGCTTGGATGAATCGAGGGCGGCGCCACGACGATGCCTACGCCGCGAATGTCAACCTGTGGCGCCTTCTGGCCGTTGGTGGCCTCCCCCTTCAGGAGCGCCACTCGGTCCGGGACGGGTCCAGGGGATCCCAGGAAGACATGGTGCCCGCTGCCGGTCTGACTCACGGGTGCCGGCGGGAGCGTGATCCCCTGGGCACGCAAGAGCGCCTCGGCCGCCCGGCCTCCATCAAGATCAACGGCGAACGTGCCGCGCCCAAGCACTAGGGCCACGTTCGCGTCCGGCCACGTGCCCCACCACTCATCGATCTCGTCGAGCAGCGGGGGCAGCTCCTGATAGCGGCGCCATTCGACGAGGGGGCGCTTCGATCGGGGGCCGCACGGGATGGGATGCAGCCCCGCCGCCAGGTAGTCCCGGGCCGCCTGGTGACACGGGGGCAAGGGTGTTTCGACGATCACGCCGGGTCCTCGTCGATCCGATCACCCGGCACCGTGGGCACCGTCAGGCGATCGGCGATGGCGGTGAGGAGTGCCTGGAAGGCGCGCTGATTCGCGCTCAGATGCTCATGGCACAGGCTGCACACGGGGAGCAGGGTTGTCTCGGCCTCCTGCCCGACAATGGCCAGCGGCGGCGCGTGATGCTGGTGGCGACCGATCTTGAGCGCCTCCAGTTGATCCCAGCGGCTTCCGCAGCCGATACACCGGCAGTCCCACCGCGCCCAGGTCTCCTGGGTCGATTCCGTCCGTATACTCCGGACGACGCCCGTCTTCGGGCCATGCTTGGAGAGAAACGCGGCGCCTCCGATGGGGTCGAATTTTCGGCAGTTCGGGCAGTGCACCTGCATCCCGCGATTATTCGGGTTCTCCCGCACCTCCAACTGGCCGAGGCTGTCGCAGTGCCGGCAGCGAAACGTGGCGCGATCCCGAGTAAACTCCGCGACCGTCACTTCTTCCCCTCGCAGCGCGGGCACCACGCGGGAGTCGGAGCCCGGGAGGTCAGGAACGGCTTGCGACACCGTCGGCAGAGCAGGCGGCGCGCCATTGTCGTGGCGGGCTTCGGAGGAGGGATCGGCTTCTTCATCGCCGCACCAGCCAATTCTCCCAGTCGAGCCCCTGGTAGTGGGCCACCACGATCCACCCACGGCGGACGTAGTAGGCGGGGCAACGGGTCCAAAGGAAGCTCATGCGAGCACACCTTGCTCGGTATCGGCACGATCGGCCGTGGCAACGTTCTTCACGGCTTGCCGGTAGTAACTCGCCTTCAATTCGATGCCAATGGCGTTCCGCCCAGCCCGAACCGCGGCGTACACCTCGGATCCGACGCCCATGAACGGCGTCAGCACCGTCTCCCCGGGATTCGACCAGAGCGTGAGACAGCGATCGATCACGTCGAGCTGCAGCGGATGAATATGCTTCTCGTCTTCCTGATCCCGGGCCACTTTGTACGGCAGCACGCGGTCGATCCGAATGTCATCCCAAAAGGCTGAGGCATACTGTCGCCAGATCCAGTGGGAGTAGCGGTTTTCGATCTGATTTCCAGTCCACCCCTTATAGCGGAGTAACTCCGCGGGCATGACTCGGCTCCCGGCATACTCCAGGAGGCCGTGGGGATGGTGGATCGGGATGGCGTTCGCTCCCAGCCGACGGAACACAAGCAGGTAGTCCGCCGAGGCCACACTACAGCGCGACGAGTCGTCCACAATGGTCTTGTGCGCGAGGTTCTTGGCCATCGTCCGGTTGCGGACGGCGAGCGGTTCCTTCCAGATGGCGTAGCGGGCGATGAACTTAAACCCGTGTGCGGCGTGGAGACGGATGATGTCGCCCGGGAAATCCGTCAGCGTATCCACCCCGGAATTGCCGGAGGGCACGTCCATGCAGTGGACCGCCGTCATCCGGCCCGGCATGGTCACGCGCTCGAGTTCCCGGACGACGATGGCGTAGTGCTCGAAGAACTGGGTATAGTCTCGGCAGTTGGACAGGTCGCGCTCCGACGACGAGTAGTGATAGAGCCCACCGAACGGCGGGGAGTAGATCGACAGATGGACGCGCCCGTCAGGCAGTCCGGCCATGCCGTCACAACAATCACCGTGATAGAGCGCATACCGGTTGGTCAGCGTCTGGTCGAGAACATGCGCGGTTAGAGCCATGCCGGCACCTCGGGCTCGATCATGCGCTCGTCTCGGACGACCGCCTCGGCCTCGCGCATATGGGCGACGAGGGCCGTAAACATCTGATCGGACGCTGCCGCTTTGCGTTGCAGGTTCGCCATGACCGCCCGCTCCCCTTCCGTCAGCACCACGTTTACGACCACAGGGCGCGTTTGCCCGAACCGCCAACAGCGCCGAATGGCCTGGTAATACTGCTCATAACTGTGTGAGGGGAACATCGTCATGCGCGCGCAGTGCTGCCAATTCAGACCCCAGGCCCCGATCTTCGGCTTGGTGATGAGTACACGGACATCTCCGCGAGAGAAGGCCAGGAGTTTGGCCTCTTTCCGGTCGTTGTCGTCGGCTCCGCTCACCTGCTCGGCGTCTATCACGAGCGCCGCGAGTCGATCGCCCTCGGGATTCAGGTGACACCACGCCACCGCCGGGTCAGATCCCAGGAGGAGATCGGCCGCTCGCTCGCACCGCTCGTCGAGGGTTCGCCGGCGCTCGTCCCGCTGTTCGTGGAGGCCGACCGCTGGCAGATCGAAGAGAAGATCCGGGCGCGGCGCCCTCGCGGCCACGAGCGTCTCGCGTTTCGTGAGGGGCGGCAGGGTGAATCCCTCATCGGAGAACCCGAGGTCCGAGGGGGTTCGGATCGCACGGGCCCACGATGCGACCCACCGCCAGAACGGCTGGGTGGCGTGCCGCTTGAACCGCCATATGCCACCGTCCATGGTCAGGCGAAACGGGATGCGTGGATCGTTGACAAAGAACCGGCTCAACATATCCATATGCCCGAGAAACCCAAGGGCTTCGGAGCTGGTGCCCAGTTCCACGTAGTCATTGGGCGCGGCTGTGGCGGTACACAAGAGCCGGTAGGGCAGGTGGCGACAGAAGTCGGTGACGAGCTTCCGGCGCACCCCATCGAACGCCTTGAGGATGGACGACTCGTCGAGGACCACGCCGGCTACTGCGGCGGCGTCGAAGTGATGCAGCCGCTCGTAATTCGTCACGGTCAGGCCCGGATGAATCCGGCCGTCCCGAGAGGCGGTGATCTCGATGCCAAACTTCGCGGCCTCGCGGAGAGTCTGATACGTCACGGCCAATGGCGTCACCACGAGAACCGGTCGGCCGGTGTACCGGACGACGTTCTCGGCCCAGACGAGCTGCATGAGCGTCTTCCCGAGCCCGCAGTCCGCGAAGAGCGCTGCGCGGCCTTGGTGGATGGCCCACTCGACGAGCGCCCGCTGAAACGGGAAGAGGGTATCCGGCAGCCATTGGGGCTCGAAACCGGCGGCATCGGCCCAGTGCGACTTGCGGTGGAGAAACGCCGCGTAGTCGATCACGCCCACTTGTCCGCCTTGTACGTCACCGTGAACTGGAACGTCCCCGGTGCCCCGAGGATCGGCGTAATGAGCAGGCGCCCCTTGCGGAAGATCCAGTCCGTGCGCTCGTGGCACCCCTTCGCGGTGTCCGGTCGACGGCACAGGTAGACGCAATTCGATGGCGTGTCTGCCCCGCCCTGGCTCCGCTTCGTGACATGGTGAAGGTCGAATGGCCCGACCGCGGTCCGACACTGGGGGTTCTCACACCGGTAGTCGGCCCGCGCTGCGATGGCCGCCTTGAGCGTCATGTAGGCCGGCCCAGGGAGCGCCTCCCGGTGGCTGGGCGGCGTCTTGGACCGCGCCCGAAGGGGAACACCGCGGCGGAGGGGCGAGCGTCGCTCCACGGGGCGCCTAACTCGTCCAGGCGGTTATGGCTGAGACTCGTGGGGCCCGCCCCACGTCGCGACCGCCTCTTTGCACAGGGCCAACATCGCCTCCAGCGGGTTCGCACACGCGCCCCTGGTGGGATCCTGCATCACGGCAAACGCGGTCTCGATTTCGACGACCGCGCCGGGGTCATCAGCGAACGTCCGCTTGAGATACTTGACCAGCCGCTCCCCGGCTGCCTGGACGCCTCGAGGTCGCCCGCAGCCGGGACACCGCTCCTCGGGCGTGGGCTTGCCGCAGTGACCGCAGGCGGGGCGGGTCATGCGGACCGCACCGAGGAGACGCGACGGGAGTAGACCCGGATGCCGGGGATGGCCGTGGCGCCACCTAACGCCTTGACGGTCGCGGCAATCTTCAGGACGTTCGGACGGAAAAATTCCCGGGGAAGGACCCCGAGGTCCGTGATCTCATAACCGCCAAGATAGTCAATGATCTTTGCGTGCTTCCGCATGTTGCACGGAAAGCAGAGGGGCTGGATGTTTCGCTCTTCGTGAGTTCCGCCACGCGAGAGGGGCACGATGTGATCCATCGTCAGCGGTGAATCCGCCTCCGTGGCCTGACAGTTGAGGCACCGATGGCCGTGGAATGCCTTCAGGCGTTCCCAGGCGGCGAGATCGAAGTCAGAATCGGCGTAGGCCGCGCGTCTCGCGGCATCTCGGAGACGGGCGTTCGTCCGCTGGCCAGCCTTGCCCAATCCACGCCAATTACCGGCTCGCGGCCCGGTCAGCGTGCGAGCGTAGCGACCACGGCATTGCCGAGAACAAAAGCGGGACGCAGTCGCCAGGCTTCTGGAGACGGCGTAAGCACCACCGCAGATTTCGCATGGTTTGGTGACAGAACCACCGCGCCAGCCGCCCGCAGCATGTCCCGTGCGCGTCCGCTTCCACTGAGTGAAATGCGCCATGGAGCAGAAGACCCGCGCGGTCATCAGAGAGACGCATCGGAGGACATCCCGGCCGCAGGCGGCGCAGGGAACCAGGTAACTGTTCGGCCGCATCCGCTAGCTCCTCACTGCAGCAACTCGACCAGAGATGACCCTGACGCCAGGGAGCGCGAGGGCATTCTTGAGGGCCCGCGCCATCCCGTTGAGCGCCGTCGTGTTGACCTGGAGGAGCGTGATCGGCGCAAGCCCGGTGGCGACCGCACGAACCAGGGCCATCAGGTCGAAGACCTCCGCCGTGTACGTATCTCGGAAGCTCACCCCCTCGACCCTGGGCGCGGCGGCGACCGGCGGCCGCGGCGCGAACACCGCGACGGGGGCCACAGGGATCACCTCCACCGGCACCTCGATCAACTTGGCCGCCCCGGTCCGGTCCCCCTGCGCCTCCAGGGCTGCGGCCTCCTCGAGCTGGCGGGTCTCCGCCTCGGCCTGGAGCCGGCGCGTCTCGGCTTCCGCCACCGCCCGAGCCTCGGCCTCCTGCCGCTCCCGCTCCCGCTGGGCGACCCGCGCCGCCTCCTCGCGACGCCGGGACTCCGCCTGCTCCCAGGTGGCGAGCTGGCCGCGGACCAGGCGCTCCGCCGCCTCCACGGGCTCGAGGAAGCGCCGCTCGTCGGCCAGGAGCCCCTTGTGCAGCTGGTGGGCCTGGTCGATGCGCGGGCGGAAGGTCTCGGCGATGGCCCGCTTGAAGGGCACGACGACCTCGCGGAGCCAGGCGGCGGCCTTGGCGAAGGTGTCGGCATCGTGGACGACGAGCCCGCGCGCCTCCGTCAGGACGCTCTGGCCCTGCGTCTCGGTCTGGGTGCGCTCCTGCGGGGTGATGGCCAGGGTCTCGGGCGTCATGGCGCCTCCTCTTCGAACTCGACGTCGAGCGCACCGTCCGCGCGCTTGGCCCCTAACGCCGGGAGCTCCCACCGTTGCACCGGTGCGGGCCGGCTCGCCTTCGCAAACCCCTGGACGATCGCTTCGGTCGTCGGCGTGATGCAGTAGACGGCGGCCGGCGCATAGAACTGGGTGGCGGCCGCGTGGCCCTCGACGGCCGGAACGTCGAGCCGGAGGAACGCCTGACCGGCGATGTCCTCGGTCCTGACGTAGCCGGCCAGCCTGCGGTGGCCCATGAGCTCCAGGACACACCAGCCCTCGTATGCGTCATCGCTCATCGCTTGCACTCCTGTTGGGCACCGAACACGATCAGGGCCGCCCGCCAGACCTGCATCGCCGTCGGCAGCTCGACCTCGTCGAATCTGTAGGTCTCGTCATCCCGAAGGTGGAGGATCGCCCCAACAATCACCGGCTCACTCGGCCGCTCGGCGCTCCAGGCGTCAACGTAAGCGGCCACCTGGTAGGCGGCGCCGTCCGAGGCTCCAGTCTTCAGGTCCAGGAGCGCCCGGCGCCCGTTGAGAAAGCCCACGAGGTCGGGATGCCCGCGATAGCGCCAGACCGGATGGGTGACCAGGACCTCGGCCGCGACGGGCTCGAACTGCGAGTCCGCGAGGAACCGCCGGAACGCCGCCACGTAGGGGCGGGCGACCTCGGGGGTGTCCACCTCGTAGCCGTAGGTGATTGCTTCTGCGGCCTCGTGCACGGCCGTGCCCCGCGCCTGGGCCGCCGCGAGCACGTCAGGCGGCACCATGGAGAGATCCGGGCCGAGGCGACAGGCGTCGAGCACGGCAGTCACACGCGGCCAGTCGTCGCTCACGCCTTGATCGGGCCACGCTTGAGGAGGTCGCAGATCCAGTCGTAGTCCTTGACCTTGATCTGCTTCCGGCTCTCGTACTGGAATCCCGCGATGAGCTCGTGCAGCTGCTCTTCGGTCCACTGTTTCCCGGCAATGGCCATGAGGCGCTTGATCTGGTTTTCCGTCACGACCGCCTCGCCGGCCTGGGCGGGCCGCTCACCGCCATTGGGATCCTGTCGGGCCGGCGGCTCATCATGGCGGGTCGGGGGATCGCCGCGCACCTCGCCCGTGGTCGGATCGACGTCGACCGCCTGGGCACCCGGCGTGTCGGGCACTTCGCTCTCGTCGAGCATCCCGAGGCCGCAGAGCGAGAGGGTCACCCGCCGCTTGGCCTTCGTCTCCGCCTTCATCATGGCGTTGGCCAGCGCCTCGCCCCCGAGCCCCTTGACGTTGACGGCGCCGGTCGCCATGTCGGTGCGGCCCTGGCCGTCCGTGGCCTTGGCCGTGACCACGTAGAGGTCACCCACCTCGCGCGGCACGACATCCGTGATGCTGACGCTATCGCGCGCCCGGAGTTGGTCGGTGCAGTCCTTGCGGGCGTAGAGGATCAGGCGCCCGTTGAGCGTGAGGTACTCGAAGGGCTTGGTCAGCGGGTTGACGCCGAGGCTGTCGCAGACGGCGCGGTAATAGCGAATGCGATCCGCGGGGGCCAGCGGCGAGAGATCGCCGCCGATGATGACGCGCTCGAGGATCTCGGCATGGTCGGTCCCTCGTCGGGCCACTTCGGTGGTCATTGGATCGACTCCTCCTCTTGCACGGGGGTCGGCACCGCGGCTGTGACTTTCCGTCGCCGGCCGAGGACGGTCCAGCCCTCGACCAGTTCCAACAGGTAGTTGATCGTCCCCGTCGCCTTCGCCCGCTCCAGCGGTGAGAGGGGGGCGGCCAAGGTCTTTTTCAGATCGTTCCAGCAGATGGTGAAGGCGTCGCGCTCGGAGGCGTTGAGCATCAGGGCAGCGGGGCCATCAGCGAGAGAGCCAATGCCCACGCAAGGACCGCGCCCAGTCCGACCAGGCCCGCCAGCCACGCATGACCCCAGCTTTCACGCGGCTCCGGAGGCTCGGGCGCCGTCTCACCGGGTGCCAGTACCAGCGCGCGACCTGCCACGACGTCAGCTCGATCAGCGAGGGTCCCAGCACCGACGGGGGCCGGTCGGCCATCTGCTGCGCGAGGGTCCCGATCCCCGGCATCGCTCGGCGGAACTCGCGTAACCGCCGACGTCCAGACGGTCGTCGTCGCGGCGGCCCTTCCGGCGTGACCGGCGGGACTGACGGGAGCCTCGCCACCTTCCCCATGCGTCCCTCCTCCGAGATGTTGGCCACGCCAGCACGCGCGCAGCATCGCTAGCGTGCGGGCCCGTCGAGCCTCTTGGTCGGCGAGGAAGTGCTCGTTGTCCATCAGCGCCGGCCCTTCCGTCGCCGCGGCCGGAGGCCATCGCTCGACGGCTCGCGGCGCCATTCCTCGCGCTGCTCACGCTGGAGGTCGGTCACGATGAGCAGGACCGCGAGCTTCACGGCGGGACTGGTGCGCAGCAAGGCGACCAGCATCGTTTCCTCATGACTCATCGGCATGGCGCCCCCTTCCACGTCGTCGCTTAGTTGAGGGCGAGCCATGCCGTTGGCACCTCGACCGCGCCACTCGGCGCGTCGATCCGGAGGTGGGGGCGGATCATCGCCGGGTCGGCCGAGCGATCGAACCCGAGGGCCGTCATGGGCCACGGGCGGGCATCCACCAGGATCAGCTCGACCAGGAGGGTCGGCTGGCGCGGATCGTCGATCACGCTCCAGATGCGGTAGTCGCGGAGGCCCACCGAGAGACGCGAGGCCCCGAGGGGGAGCGCGGCTCGGTCGAGGCAGAGCGTGCGGAGGACGGGGCCGCCGGGGCAGAGCTCGCGCGAGGGGCCGGCCCAGCGAGTTTCGGCGTTCATGCCGCCACCGCCTCCAGCCCGACCGCCGTGAGCAGGGCGCCCCGCCATGCGAGCAGGTCCGGTGTCGCTGGCTCTCGATCCGCCGCGCACACCGTGTCGACGATGTCCCGGCTGAGCAGTCCGAGATCGTGGCCCGCGGCCATCGGCGCCGTCACGAGGTGCTCGCCGAGTCCCTGGAACGCCGCCGTCCCGGTCAGCGGGCAATGCCGTTCCCACCCGATCGTGCGGAGGTGGCCCGCCGCGTCGACGTGCCAGGTCCACTTGTTGCGGGTGAGCGCCAGGGCGGCGAGGAACTGCGGGCGGGTCATGGCGGCCGTCATCGCGCCGCCTTCCGATCGCGGACATACTTCCGCGTGGCGATCACGCCGATGGCGGCGGTCGCGGCCCACGCGCCGAGGACGCCGCTGACCGCGAGGGGGTCGTGCGTCCAGGCCGCGTAGAGCGTGCAGCCGAGCAGGGTGAGGAGATAGCCGAGCGCGTGGGCGACCGCAGGCGTCATCGAGCGGCCGCGTGGTGCCGTTTGGCACCGACGGTGCCAGCTGGCACCGGGGCGAGGGGCTTGCGAGGACACGCCAAGCCCGCGGTGCCAGCCGGTCCGTCCGGACCGAACAGGAGACCGAGTGTCCGCTGGACGGCCAGGTAGTCGCCTGCTTTGATGAGCGACGTGAGGCAGTCATCCAGCATGGCCTTGAGCGCGAACGTCCCGAGCGACAGGGGGG